GAACACCTCACAGATGGCATCTTTAACACCAGTCTTTTCTAGGTCTTCTTGTAGTAGATTACGGACATATTCAGCGTCAGTCTTGTCTTGGTCCAACATATCGTCTTGAATGTCAAACCATTTACCACGACCAAACGTAGCTTCTTCTAATTCTGCAACTGATGACTCAACCGCTTGTTGTAAAGCAGGAGCAATGATTCTTGATTTCTCGGACTTACGCATACGGTCTGATTGCAACCAGATACCACGCCAAAGTCTGTAATATTCATCCCATTGAGTGACATAATTTATATCACGGTGAGTTCTCCATCCTTCTAGGCGGTACGTCAACCATGAAGATAGGGCTTGATATTGTGTTTCTTTGTTATCGAACATATAAGTGTTTGATTTCCCTAGGAATTTAGGCGTAATATATCATAAAGTAAATATAAAGTGCAAGTATTTTATTTTTCGTTAAAAATCAATGGCTTACTAATACCCAGCGACAGCATCTTCAGGTTGCCAATCATCATCTAATTCAATCGTGTGGGCGAAGTCTGCAACAGACACTTGGTCAATGTAGGAAAGGGCGTCTAACATATCATCGTGTGATAATCTATTAGGAAAATCAAGCATTTGCGATACAAAAGGCTTCCAATCACGGTCTTCGTTGTAAGTTATCTGCCCATGTTCCATTCTTCCTTGTAAAGCCCATACAATTCTGTCGTTTTTCTTCTTTCCACCATGTCTCATTTCAATAATCGATACATATTGACCTTGAGTACGCATTTCATCCTCTAAATAAGGCATGATTGCGTTTTTAAGTGAGCCAGTTTCAATACCTACAGTAGAAGATTCAACAATCGATGCAGATTTAAGTATTTTCTTGGCTGTTTCTTTAATATTCCATCTTCCGTGGAGAATATCTTTAACCCACCACCTATCTCTATCAATTTTAACAATAGCAATAGCAGTTTCATCAAGTCTTGAGCGTTTTAAGTTACGTTCTTTCTCAACAGCTTCAAAACCAGCAGGGTCAATAGCAATAACATAGTTACCTTCATCGGGTTCTGGCTCAGTCTTAAACCATTCCTCTTTAAAGATACCACCAGAGAAGGTTTCAAAGGATGCCTCGAACTCTTGTCTAAATGACATAGAGGACATAGACTTAGAAGCAGCCTCAATCTCATCTTCTGGAATAAAAGGATTATCAGTTGAGTTAAACTGGAACGCTTCCCAGTCATCATCGTTTAAAGCATCAGTATATAGGTCATAGAAGTGATTTTTACCAGCAGGTGTGCCAATAAACAACGCACCACCTCTTACGTCTGCTAATGTAGGTCTAATAATCTGTTCCCACACCACAGGTTTCATAGAAGCATACTCATCAAGCACAACATAAGCCAAACCAACACCACGTAATGTATCAGGTCTATCAGACCCTTTCAAATATATCCTTCGCCCATTTGTCAAAGTTAATACAGCAGTATTCTCGTGAGCTGCGGCAATAAAAGGCTCACCTAATTCCTTCAGCATCAACCACATGATGTCTTTAGCTTGTTGAAACGTAGGACCAATGTAGAATACATCTTTCTCGTCAGATTGAAGAGCTTTAATTAACAATATCCAAGCAGCTAACCTACTCTTACCAAACCTACGCCCAGCAGCCACAACCTTAAACCGTTTCTCTGAATTGAATATCTCTAATTGAGCAGGATGTAAATCAATATTAATCTCACTCATCTTACTTCTCCCTCTATTTCAGCAATAACAACATCATCTTCTTTAGTTTCGGGATTAACTAACCTCTCAACGGGTGTTTCAGAAATCTTAGCTTGTATATCAGCAGACGTACCAACATTAATCACAATCTGTGAGTCTTGTTTAGTTTTAGAGGAATCAACAGCTTTATGAACAGGTAGTATTCTATCCATACACATCTTCAAGCAATGAACATCACCTTGTAGTGCCATACCCATAACTTTCTCAACAATCATAGGACCACGGTCAGTCATCATCTGTTGTGCAAGAAGTGTCATCTTGTTCTTTTTACCTTTAGGTCTTCCACCAATAGGTTTATCAGGATAAGCAACCTGCCCTTTAATAAACGCAGGATTACCCCTTCTCTTCTTTTCCATATTTAATTATCTCCCAGTAAGAGGTTAAACAAGTTACATCATATCAGATAATACATTTAATTAACTATATATTAGCATTTGACAGTATAGGTTTTATCAGTTAAAATCTTCCTTAACTCTTTCCAGTTAGTCATTGCAGAGTATAACTATTACTAACTATCTATTACAACCGAGTTATTGCAGATAGCGTTTCGTTTAGTCAACGAAGTCGTATTATCCGAGTACAGTAATAGGTGTAGTAAAGTTGAAAGTTCATTTCTTGTGCTATGGGTGGTAAATTAATACTTCTCAGCAACACAATGAGCCTCCCCCCGTGTGTTTATCTCTAAAGTGGGCAAAACATGACGCTTTATGTGTAGTTTTAGTGTCAATGTGGGTAAATGTTTATAGGGTAGTGGTTATTTATCCTATTCAGTGAAAGTTTATTATATAGGTGTAGTCTTGTTCTATACCGTGGTATAATACTTGTATCAGTGGCGTTTTGCTATTGATACAACACTAAACAAAAGGCGGTAAATTATGAGAAAATTAAACAAAAAACAAAAGTCAATGATTGATACATTCATAAATAATAATAAATCAGGTGGATTGTTTTTACCTTGTTCTGTTATTGATAACGGTGGAATGATTGAAAATGTAAATAACTACGACGGGTGTTGGTCTGATATTGAAAGGTATTATACTGATACTAAACAAAAAGAAACATACTCAGAACGTGTAATTAATAATTCAATCGTTTATTAATCATGAATACTATTATTAACACTGTAATAATCTTTGCGTTTACTGTAATGGCTTTATACGCTTATTTAGTCATTGACTTGTATTACTAAACACTAACCACAACACAACAGAACCCGCCTACATTGAGCGGGTTTTTTATTGTCTGTGTTTTGATTGTGGCAATAACATAAGCAATTCATACTTGATACTACTATCAAAAGATATTAATAACGCCCACAATCAAAGATATAAGCCCTTGTTTAATCTATTGGGCGTAAAAAAACCACCTTTCACAGTGGTTTGTTGTTGGTTCGCTTCTATTTAATGGTAATAACTACCGTCTGATAAATACTTGTAATTATTAATCCCTGCATAGTCTAAAAAGTATTCCAATGTTTCTTGGTATTCCATATCGGCTTTAATCGCTTTTAATCCATAATTTAGGGCGTTATTAAATGCTTCTATAATATCACCTGAATAATTATCATAAAATGAATACATTAAATCAGCGTCTATACAATAACCAGTCGGCATTGCTTCTTTACTTGGTAAATCTTTCTTTTTCATTCCTCTTATACAGTCATTATTGATATTGGATTTTAAATATCCTGCTTCATACGTCGATATACTATAATTAACTAAATCACAGTTAAAAGCATTACAGAACGCCTTTACACTTTCAATGTTTTCATCCATCCATGAGTATTCAAAATATTCACTATTAATATAATCTTGATGGGCTTTTTCTTTTGCTTCGTCTGATAATTCATCAATGTTAAATATGTTTAATTGTATTGTTTGCATAATATCCCCTATAAACAGTTATAAAATTCTTCTAGTGTTGCGTCTAAATCCATTGCATCACCAAAATAAGGGACTTTTTGATTCATTCCCCACCAATAACCCTCGACTTCTTCTGTTTGGGTGTTAATCCAAATATTCGGACCACCGAAGGCGACCAACACCCTCGCACCTTTATATTGTTTGTCGCTTGATATAATATATTCAATGTCTAGCACGTCGGCTAAATAATCAAAACCTGATAATGTATCACCTTCTTCATATTCGCCCTCATAATCCTCAGGGCTTTCGACTTTAAAACCGTTCTTTATATCTTCGGCTATTGACTCAAGGTGTTTTTTAAAATCTTCTTTTTCTTTGTTGTTATTCATAATATTTAACCTTTGTTTTTTGTTGTTGTTAATTCCTGATTAACTACTTCGTATTATACAGTTATAAATAAACCTTTGTCAATACTTTAAATAGAATAAATATATACTTATTCTATCCCTTGTTTTTAGGGTAAAAAGTTAATAATGATATTTTTCAATCTAAAGCCGTACACCTATATACACAATATGCAATGTACGAGCCTATACCTATAAGGCTTAACGCCCTATATGAGTTAATCGAAATTATTTTCAATAGATTTATGTAGGTTAATCAATGACTTATAGGTTTTATCAAACTATTTTCTATAATGCCTATTGACTATCATAATAAACTATGGATAATGAACCACATACCAAGCAATCAAGCAAGGTATATAACTAAAACAAAAGGATAAATTATGAGTGATGAAGAACAATATTATAAGAATTTATTATTTAACACACAGTATGTAATTAGAGATATTTTTACATTAGAACAACTTTATGAGTTGCGTAGATTTATTACTAACTGCATCGAAGAAGTAGAGGGGGAAGTATGAACAATTTATTGAGAATTGATACTAAGAAGTTGTCAGAACTTTTCGACAAGTTAGTAGACACAGTTGTTAGCATAGAGGGTGAACACCTAGACGAGTGGAATTTGGTTTGTAAAGG